CAAGTAATAAGGTATAATTAAGATTAGAGAGGTTTTATGACAACATTTAATTATCTGCCTGATTGGTCTGCTGAAGTCACACATGATCCCGTCATTAATAAAATACAGTTTGGTGACGGGTATCAACAGCGGGAAGCTGTAGGTATTAATAACGATCTTGCATCATGGTCTGTAAAATTCAAGAGGTCGCCTGAAGAGTCCAATACAATCTACGAGTTCCTTAAAGCAAGGGGAGGTGTTGAAGCCTCCAATTGGGTTGATCCTTTTGGTGTGAGTATCACAGTTGTTACAGAGGGCCAATACAAGAGAACAGTGGACGATATTGGCTACCATACAGTTACGGCTACATTCAAACAAGTTCCTGAGAAAGTAAGCGCATAATGAACATAAAAGGACAATTGCAAGCATTTGAACAAGATGCAAAAATAGAGTTATTCATGCTGTCTAGTGGGAAGCTCAAAGCAGAGGTGTTCAGGTTCCATGCCGGAGTTAATGAGAAATATGAGGACATTATCTGGCAAGGGAACACATACACAGCCTTGCCGATGTCCTCCGAAGGATTTGAATATAGTGGCAAAGATTTCCCTCGCCCTAAAATTAAACTCTCTAATTGTGCAGGGGCATTTTCTGCCCTTGTCGCACAATATGATGATTTAATTGGGAGCAAAGTAACAAGGATTCAAACATTAGCAAGGTTTCTGGATGCAGCCAACTTTGTTAATGGGAATCCTTATGCTGATCCTTCACAGTTTCTTCCTTTGGAAGAGTTCTTTGTCACCCAGAAAACAGCAGAGAATAGAAACTACATGGAGTTTGAACTTGGATCTTCCTTGGACATTTCTGGTGTAGCTCTTCCAAGGCGTATCGTTATTGCTTCAGTATGCCCTTTCCGTTATAGGGGAGAAGAATGTGGTTATGCTGGAGGTGCTGTTGCTAAGTTTGATGACACACCAACGTCAATTTTATCAGAAGATAATTGTAGCAAGAAGGTGAGCGGTTGCAAACTAAGATTTGGGGCTAATGGGGAACTCTCTTTTGGTGGGTATCCCATGAGTGCTACATTGGATATTTAATATGAAGAACAAGATCAAGTATGAGCCTATCTACGCTTATATTAAAAGTAAATTCCCACAAGAGGCTTGTGGGGTTCTGATTGTAAAGAGGGGAAGGATCAAGTTTATCCCTTGCGAGAATACAAGTCTTGATCCTTTGAACAACTTTTCTATCAGCTCGCAAGACTTTGCTGACGCAGAGGATCAAGGGGAGATCGTAGCAATTGTTCATTCCCATACAAAAGCCCCTTACATTCCATCTCAAGGTGACGTCATTAGTCAGAAGGAGCACGGCTACCCTTGGTTAGTGGTAGCTACAGATGGACAAGAAATCCTTCAGACTAATTGGTTAGAGAATGAAAAGCAAGAGTTTGATCTATATGGAAGGCCGTTCATCTGGCATATATTCGATTGCTACACATTTATCAGAGATTGGTATAAGCAAGAGATGAATATACAGATCCCAGAAATACAATACAAAGCTAATTTCTGGGAATATGGTGAAGAGCTTTATCTTGATAACTTCAAGCAAGCTGGCTTTGAAGAAGTCCATTTAGAATCTATCCAATACGGTGATGCTATCTTGATGGATTTGTGTAATGGGGTTACATCGCACGCTGCGATCTACCTTGGTGGAAACACCATAGCACACCATATAAACGGAAGGTTGAGTAGTAGAGATATTTATGGACAATTCTACATGGGAAGAACGACTAAAGTTGTGAGGTATAAAAATGCTAAGAACAATTAAGCTCTATGGAGAATTGGGAAAGAAGTTTGGAAGAACCCACCAAGCTGATATTAACAGTGTTGGGGAAGCTCTGAGGTTTCTTGATGCTAACTATAAAGGCTTTAAGAAACATATCGCTGACAGCTTTGACAAGGTGGCTGGGTATGAGATATGGGATTGGAATTACAACCTAGATGAGAATATAGAGGATTTTATTAGGCAAGGAGATAAGCCTATTAAGATCATTCCAAGGATTGCTGGAGCTGGATCGGGTGCCCGTATTGTTGCAGGAGCTGTGTTAATGATTGTTGGGTATGCCTTGAGTGGTTGGACAGGAGGCGCATCATTAGGGCTTACCAAACAAGGTGTGGCTATGATAGCTACAACCACAATGGCGATGGGTGCTTCTTTAGTCCTTGGGGGTGTTATAGAACTTCTCACTCCAAAGTCTAATCTATCCAGCTCTGCTACAGAGAGTGAGGGGAGTTACATATTCAGTGGGGCAATGAACTCTACGAAACTTGGTAATGCAGTAGTCATTGGGTATGGGGAGCACATTGTAGGTTCTCAAGTGCTCTCTGAAACAATAACAACAGAAGATGTGAGTGTTTAATGCAAACAATATACGGAAGTGGAGGATCAAGCAGCAGTAGTAGCTCCAGCACAGAAGACCCTAATACTCTCAGGAGTCAAAGTAATGCTGTTCTGATTGATATGCTTGGGGAAGGAGAGTGGGAAGAATTCTCTAATGGATTAGTAAATCTAACCCGTGTATTCCTCGATGATGTTCCTGTTATGAACGCAGACGGGACATATAATTTTAAGAACTTCTCTGTCTTATCCCGCCCTGGAACACTCTCACAAAGCTACCTGCCATTGTGCAATACAACTGAGAGCACAGCAATGGTGAATGTGAAGCTCTATAAAGATACACCTATTGAGCATGTTGTCAATGGCAGTGAGTTAGACATTATTAGGTTATCTGTCTTAACTCCAGCTCTGAGGAGCGTAGATAAATCTTCTGGAAGCATTCGAGGAACTGCTGTTCAATTCAGGGTTGAATACAATAGCGCAGATAACCAAGCATGGCGTATTATTGATAATGGAACAGGAGAAACTACAACAACTCTCTTATCAGGTACAACAGGTTTCCTTGGGTATGGTGAATACATCGTCAATTGGACAGCCTCTCCTATTGTTAATTCTCAATCAGGAGCCCAACATCAACCTAATCCAAGAATCCAGAAGAATGTTAATAATGGTGGTTGAGTAGATATTGTAAGTCGTCCAGGACAATCTTCTGGAACAGAGACAGTTAAAGCTGCAATGTCAGACACTATTTCATTTAGAATTCTAAATGAAGTGAGTAACCTTGGGGGTGGGACATGCGCTTTAGGAAACATCTATGGGGTTAACACAAACAATACAGGCATTTTCACAATTGCAGGAAAATGTACTTCTAATTATGAAAAGCAGATTAGCTTTAGGCCAGAAGGAACAGCCCCTTTCATTGTTAGGGTGACAAAGCTCACAGATGATAGCAACACTGACTATCTCTCCAACGATCTTTATTTCTATAGTTTAGCTGGTGCTCAAGAAGAAAAGTACAGGTATCCTGGTAGTGTTCTTGTTGGTTGGAAGATTTCAGCAGAACAGTTTAGTTCTATTCCAGCACGATCTTATAAATGTAAGATGCTGAAGATTAAGATTCCAGTCAATTATGACCCTATCACAAGGGAATACTCTGGCATCTGGAATGGTATGTTTAAGACAGCATGGTCGGATAATCCTGCTTGGTGTTTCTACGATCTTCTAACAAACAAGCGGTATGGCCTTGGGGAACGTATCTCTGAGTCTATCGTTGATAAATGGGCACTGTACAAGATTGCTCAGTATTGTGATGAGCTTGTAGATAATGGATATGGGGTTAAAGAGCCACGATTTACCTGTAATATCCTAATTAGCTCTCGGCAAGAGGCTTATAAGATTGTTGCTGATATGGCCTCAATCTTTAATGGGATTACATACTGGGGATTAGGCTCTGTCATTCCTGTTCAAGACTGCCCTAAAGACCCTCTATATCTATTCAATAACTCCAATGTCGAAGATGGGTTATTCTCATATCAATCCTCTCGATATGATACACGTTATAATGCTATCAATGTAACATGGAATAATCCTAAAGATGCCTATAGGCAAACTGTGGCTTATGTTGAGGATACAGATGCTATCGCTACAGATGGATTCGTAAATAGCACAAGCTCTGTAGCTATTGGCTGTACGTCTGAGGCACAAGCCCGTAGATGGGGGAGGATGGTTCTTTACACCAATAGCCATGATACATCTGTTGTTACATTCACGACAGGATCAGAAGGTGCTATTCCTCGTCCTGGGGATATTATCCAAGTCTCAGATACGCTGCGGGCAACAGAGCGTAGAGGGGGACGGATTGTAAGTAGTAATGGGTCTGTAGTTGTTCTTGATAAAGAGATGACCTTTTCATCTGGGGTCACTTACACAATATCTGCAATTGGTATTGATGGCTCTCTCATGGAATCTACATTCCTCCATGATGGCAGCACTGACTCAATAACGCTTACTACGCCATTTACAATTGATGTTGCTAAAGACAGCACATACATCATTTATGACGATAGTATCCCAGTAGCTCTATTCAGAGTTCTAACAGTCTCTGATAAGGGTAGCGGTAAATACGAGATTACAGCAGTTACCCATAATCCAAGCAAGTATGCTTATATTGATAATCAGACAGCTCTTGTTGATGTGGGAATGAAGAGTAAGCTCGCTAATGCTCCTCAGAATCTTACAGTAAAAGAAGTTATCCATTCTGTAGGTTCCACTACAGTGAGCATGTTGGATATTGATTGGACTGCTGCAAAGTTCTCTAAGAATTATCATGTAAGGATTGTAGCAGAAGATGGTCGAGTATGGGATGATACAACAACATCTACAAATTATTCGTTGGACAATGCTCTTAAGGGTAAATATACTGTCTATGTAAATGCTATCAGTATTCTTGGTGTAGCATCTGAAGCTGTCTCTGCTGAATGTGACGTTCTTGGAGGAGGGATTGTTCCTGCTCCTGTCTCTGTTATCACATACGAGATTGTCCCATCCGGGACAATTAACCTCAAATGGGACAGCTATCGTGACTGGG